GGGGTTCGCGAGTATCAATGGGACCTGAAGGTGTCGCTGGCGGTCGCTCAAGAGTCTGCGCCGCCCCTGCCCAATGACCCGCTGCGGGCTCCTCGAACGAAGTGGGCGACCCTAAGCACGCCGGATGGCATCCCGACCCTGACGGCGTACGGAAGCCTGCCCGAAGCCCAGGCGAACGGGTGGACGCTACACGAGCTGATGCTGCGCCGCATGCGCCGCGCTTACCGCGATGCACTCGTGGGCCAGAAGGTCGAGTGGCAAGAGGCCAACAGGCGAGCCAGGGAAGTCGAGATTTTCGTTGCAGACCTGGGTATTGCTCAGGGTGCCTGACTGATAACGTGCGCGAGGCTTCTGCGCTATACTGAGAAACAGACCGTAAGTGCGCGAAATGACTGGACGCTACCCGCGTTTGTCAGAGCGCAACTTTCTGTGCCACAGTTTAGGGACTGGGAATGCCCAAAAAACAGCGCCTGAGCAACACTCAACTACTCGAAATCAATCGGCTAGCTGACAAGGGCATGAGCCAAAAATCCATCGCGGGTACTTTGGGAATCTCGAAGCAGGCGGTCAGCCGCGAGCTGAACACGGATTGGACGGTCGAGCGCCTTGTGGCAGAGGCAGGTGAGCCCGCTCCGGCCGTCCTGATGCCGCACGAGACGCAAGCGCTAAAAAACATGCTGGCCGAGATGGCTGCTGGCCCCGGCTTCACCAAGCGATGGAACCCGCTCGACATGCAAACGGTTGTGCTCGCCCTGCGCAGGGTAAGCGGTATGGACGATGACGCAGCTCCGGCTGCCTAGTGAGATTGAGCCCGGTCCGTTGGTACACGCCGCGGGCCGGGTTCTGACGTGAGGAAAACGTGGAAGCATGTGGTGTTGAGTGATGTCCGCTGATGGATATGACGCTACCCGCACGCGCGCGCGAATGGGTCGGCCGCGCAAGGTGACCATGGAACTCGCACGGCGCTTTGCTGAGGAGATGAAGGCGGACATCGCGCATTCGGTCGAGTCTGCTAGCTACGCCGTGGGCCTGAACCCGAACAGCGTGCGCGACTGCATCAACCGCTATGAGCGCGGTGAATGCGACACTGAGGAGGATGAGGAGGTGTGCGAGGTTCTTGCCGCCGCCAAGTCTGAGCACGTGCGCGAGTTGAGACGCAAAGGGCATATAGCCAGCGAGGACGCGAACGGCCCAGGCGTGGCTTGGTTCAAGTGGCGCTTGGAAACTGGCGCGCCCAAAGAGCACCCGCGTAAGACTGAGTCCGCGGTAGAGCTCTCCGGCCCCGGCGGCTCTCCCATGCAGCACGAATACCGCCAACTGTTACCGCGCGCGGATGCGATTGCGGAGCTTCGCAAACTGGCCGCCGAGGACCCCGAGATTGCCGAGGCGCTCAAGCTGGGAGATGGGGAATGAAGCGACTGCCTAAAGCTAGCGTCGAGTGCGACAGTCAGTGCAGCCGCACCGATTCGCTCGTGGCTGAAGTGCGGCGACTCCGCCAGCTCTCTGATGAGCGTGGCCGCGCAATCGAAGAGGCGCTTAGACGGTGCAACGAGAGCGACGTGAGCCAGATTCTTTTGGAGGCGCCATGAGCTCATCCCGCAAGCTACGCCGAAACAACCGCACGCCGGCCGCTGCCCGCTCGCGCTCGTGCTCGCGCACAGTGCGTCTCGAGCGGCGGAGGCTGAACATCGGCGCTGGGCGGCGCTCAGCGCGCACTGAAAGGGAAGCCATGCGTGAAATCACCGAACATCAGACGAACGACTGCAACAGGGCGATTAGGGTTTACGCAGACGAGCCAGACCCGAAGTACGGCAACGCCAGTCATGAGTACCGCGCCGAGATCGACGCCAACGGGAACGCCGAGGTGATCTACAACCGGGCCATCGCGTTTCAGCGCGGTCCGGTCAAGGAGGTCGGGGTCAACGGCCTCACGAACGAGGTGCTGCTCGCCATCCTTATCGACCGGATGCGCGGCTTCCAGTCGGGCCCGTTCGCCTGCCGGGAGAACGCGCTCGCGCTGACGAAGCTGGAGGAGGCGTTTCACTGGTTTGAAGCCCGCACGCGTGCGCGTCTGGCTCGCGGCGTCGAAGGGACGAACGTGGTCTGAAGCGGCAGCCAGCGCCTAAGCTGGTCGGGGGGTCGCGATGGAAGCGCACCAGTCACATGGTTGTACGAGGGTGACGCATTGAGCATTTATTGCGCGGTCGCCAAGTAGGTAAGGCAACCCGGTCAAAACCCGGGCGATGCGCAGGTTCGATTCCTGCCCGCGCAGCCATGATGAACGCCGGTCGTGCAAGGCGTGGCAGTCGGGAGAGACCGGCGACCAACAGGAGTGCCTGCATGCCTATCGGGTTCGAGCTGGACGAGGAAGAGGACGAGTCCGAGCCAGAGCCCGAGGTGGGCACGGGGCATGCGAGCTACACGCCCGACGACGTGGCGAACTACGGGGCCATGCTCGAGCTCGCGTATCGAGCGGCTCGACGGCTGCGCAAGCTGGGCGCAACCCGTCTCAAGGTGGGCGACATCAAGGTCGAGTTTGGGCCTGCACCGCGCGCCCGCAAACGCTGATTCCCCCTGGCAACCAACCAGGCTGTAACCACTGTCAGAAACGCCCACCAAGGGCGGCGCCGCTCGACACCAGGGCGGCGCGGAGGTCTATGAGTCTTGCCCGTTGACCCGGCGCGACTGTCGCTGCTCATTGAGAGCGCGAAGCTTCCCCCTTGGCTGGCAGAGCTGCACCCGATGCAGAAGCAAGTGGCGCTCAGCAAGGCTAGGTGGCGAGCCATTACATGTGCGCGCCGTGCGGGTAAGACTGTGTTGGACACGGCGCTTGCGGCTGACAGCCTGCACGCTAGTGGCCATGACGAGACGACGCTCTATCTAGCCCGCAACCGTAGCGTCGCAAAGGAGCTGTTCTGGCCGAAGATACGCGGGCTGGTGAAGCGTCACAACCTGCCATGGGCGCTCAACGAAGCAGAGCTCAGGGTCACGACACCGGCTGGTGGCGTGTTGCTCGTGAAGGGCGCCGAGGGTGGTGACCCCGAGGAAGAGCGCGAAAAGCTGCGCGGGCTCAAGATGCGCCGAGTCATTTGTGACGAGCCGGCTACGTACTCGGCCACGCTGGGCAAGCTGCTGAAAGACGTCATCGAGCCCGGCCTAGGTGACCTGAGAGGCGACTGCATCGTCAACGGCACACCGGGTATCGTCTGCTCCGGTACGTGGCACGAGATATCAACGGGCGTGCTCCCCGTGGGCGACAAGCGGCCCAAAATCTCGCTTGAGAAATGGGCACGCTGGCACTGGGATATTCGGCGTAACCCATTCTTCAAAGACTCCGAGCAGTACCTGCAGGAGGTACTAGCCGAGAATGGCTGGACCGAGGAAAACCCGACGTTCCAGCGCGAGTACCTGGGTATGTGGGTCGTCGATGAGTCCGCCCAGGTCTATCGCTATGTCGACACGCGAAACGCAGTCACATCCGTTCCTGGCTACAACCGCGAGTCGGATGATTGGGCGCACACCATCGGTGCTGACTTCGGCGTGAACGACGCGTGCGCGTGGACGGTCCTGGCGAGCCATCGGCACTCGAAAGAGGTCTATGTGGTCGAGTCCGTTCACCACCGTGGAAAGCTCCCGGAAGAGGCCGCTGGCATCACCCGCGAGCTGGTCGAGCGCTACCATCCACATCGATTGGTTGGCGACGCGGGCGGCCTCGGCAAGCCCTACGTTGAAGAGTTCAATCGCCGGTTCCCCGCCGGCATTCGCATGGTGGCCGCTGAGAAGACAGAGAAGCGCGCGAACATCGAGCTCATCAATGGCGACCTTGGTTCGGGCCGGCTCAAGCTGCTCATGCCTGCGTGTACCGACCTAGCGGAGCAGATGAAAACGCTCCCCTGGGCGAACGATGAGCGAGAGTACGAACACCAAGGGTATTCCAATGACCTTTGTGACTCGTGTTTGTACGGGTGGCGCGCGCATCGGGCCTATCTGAACGAGGCGCCAGCGCCCCCGAAACCTCGTCTTACCCCCGATTCTGACGAATGGATTCGGCGCGAAGAAGAGCGGTTCATGGCTCGGCAACGGGCCCAGGAAGACTGGTGGGACGATGGCTAAGAAGGGTAAGGGCAAGAAGAAGGGCTACGGCTGCTGATGGTGGCCGTGTTTGATTTGCCCACGCTGATAGCGAACATCGAAGGGCCCATGATGGATTGCGTGGCCGACTATTGCGAGCGCACGGAGCTTATCGAGACATGGCTACGTCCGATTGACGTGCTGCTCGGTCAGATGGGCGGGCGCATCTTGGTGGCGGAGTGCTGAACCGCTGCGAAGCTGGCGATTTCCTGTGGCTGGTTGACGAGCTCCGTAAGCGCGGCGCATCGGAAGTGTCAGCCCATGGCTACTCGGCCAAGTTCTTTGCCCCGCACGTCGAGCCTGAGGTGGCTGAAGACCCTGCGAAGGCCAACGATTTGCGGCGCGTCAGCTTGAACGAATCAGAGCGTGATGAGCTCGACAGACTCCGTGCAGCCAAGGTCATGTACAGCGAGCTTGGCCTAGCAGACGAGGATTGAACGGGATGCCAACACTCAGACCAGCACGAGGGAAAACCTGGAAAGTGCGCGGCGGGAAGACCGTGGCGCATCGCTGGTGGCTCGCGTCCGAGAAGACGGTGCACTCCGAGTGCTGGGAGACGGTCGAACATATCCGCAAGTCGAGCGCTGAGCTGCGCCGATGGGACCGGCATCACATGATGCTGTACAGCAACCTGAACGTGACGGGCAATGACCCGAGCGTCACGACCCGCGGCGACCGCGTTCGGTTCAACCTGATTGCCTCGGCCATCGACACGGCCGCATCGCAGATTGCTACGCAGCGCCCGAAGCCGATGTATCTGACAAGCGAGGGCGACTTTGGTCTGCAACGCCAGGCCCGTCTGCGCACGCGCGTACTCGAGGGCCAGCTTTACGATACGGGCAGCTACGATGTGATGCCCGAAGTGTTCATGGACGCCGCCATCCTGGGCACGGGTCACTACTACGGCTATCTGGACCCTGACTCGGGAGAGCCTCGCGTTGAGCGATGTCTGCCCGGATCTGTGTTCGTGGACCCTCGCGACGGCATGACCTGCGACCCGATGTGCATTTATCGGCGCATCCCGGTGGCCCGCGAGGTTCTACAGGAGATGTACCCGGCGTCGGCCAAGCTCATCGCGAACGCCGAGGGCCCCAGCCACGACGATAAGAATGACCTTTGGCTGGCTCGAGACACGACGGTTGATGAAGTCGTGGTGGTAATGGCATGGCGCCGGCCGACCAAGAAAGACGGCGACGACGGTCGCTTCGTTATCTGCGTGTCGACTGGCACTCTGCACGATGAGCCGTGGAAGTGGCGCCTTCCGATTCGCGCATACCGCTGGAAGAAGCGGCAAGCCGGCTACTGGGGAATGGGCATTGCCGAGGCCGGTCGTGACCCCCAGGCGCGCATCAACAAGCTCATCAAGCGTGGCGAGCGCATGCAGGACCTTGGCTCAAACGCCTGGGTTCTGGTCGAGCGCAACAGCAAGGTGCGCGTTGAGAAGCTGACCAATGAGCCGCTGAGCATCGTGCAGTATGAAGGCGCGGCACCGCCCCAAGTCGTCACGTTCACGGGCAAGCCGCCGGACATCGATGCGTCTGTAGACCAGATTCGCGAGCAGTTCTTTTCCGAGCAGGGCATATCGACGATGGCCGCCGAGGCAAAGAAGCCTGCGGGGCTCGACTCGGGCGCCGCCCAGCGCGCATACCAGGACATCACCTCGCAGCGGCATCAGGTGCAGGCGAAGGCGTTCGAGAAGGCGTACATGGACCTTGTGGAGCTGCTCGAGGAGCTCAACGAGCGCGCCTCCGAGGACAAGGGCGACTACACGATTACGGCGCGCACGACGCGTGGTCGAGTCCAGCTGGTCAACCAGGTCAAGTGGAAGGAAGTCAGCCTACCCGAGAACAAGTACCGCCTGACATGCTTCCCGACGTCGGCCCTCCCGAGCACTCCAGCCGGCAAGATGGCCATGGTGGGCGAGTGGATCGCCTCGGGTTTCATCTCGCGTCCGATGGCTCAACAGCTCGCACTTGACCTGCCCGACACGGACCAAGCGGCGCGGCTCGAGCTCGCGGACATGGATGCGGTTATGCACGACGTTGAGAAGATGCTCGACGGTCAGCCCGCCTATCCTGACCCCCATATGGAGCCGCGCATGGCGTTCGACATCGCACGCCGATCGTATCTTCAGGTGCGCACGCAAGACGCGCCCGAGGAGATTCAGCAGCTCTTCCGCGACTACATCCAGGACGTGCAAGAGCTCCTAAAGGCCGGCCAGCCCGCGCCCGCGAACGATGCCTCCGCGCCCGGCATGGTGCCTGGCGATATGAATCAACCCGCACCCCCGACCGGCGTCCCGATGGCGGCCCAGCCTGCTCTACCAGGCCCCCTACCGCTCGCCGGCTGATGAATGAGCGAAGCCGAAGTCCCCGTATCTGCCCCGTCCACCGCTGTAGCGACCCCGCCTGACCCTGCCGGTCGCCAGTTCCACCGCCCCGCTGCCAATCCCACGCGAGCCGAGCGCATGGCCAAAGCCATCGCCGTAGCCCAGGGCAAGGCCGCGCCTGCAAAGCCCGCCCCGGAAGCGCCCGCTGCGCCGCCCGTAGCCGCTCCCGAGGCCGCGCCCGTAGCCGAGGCTGCCCCGGTCACGGAAGCGCCTGCAGGGGCCGCTGAGGCGCCCGCTGAGGCCAAGCCCACTCCCGCCCAGTCCGAGGCCGCGCTGGCCTTGGCAAAGGCGCAGAAGGCCGCTCTACAGCGCGAGCGAGAGGCGTACGAGGCGAAGCAGCGGGCCAAGCAACTCGAAGCCAAGCTCAAGGAGGCCGAGGAGGCCGCGAGCAAGTACAAGACGCTGAACCCGCTCGACCTGCTCAAGGAGCGCGGGCTCACGTACGAGCAGCTCACTCAGGAGATTGTCGAGGGCAAGTACAAGCCACCGACTGCGGAACAAATTGCGGTCGAATCGACCAAGTCTGAAGTCCAGAAGCTCGCAGAAGAGCTCGCCGCGCTGAAGAGGGAGCGCGAGGAAGCGACCGTCCGCGAGACGCGAGCCCGGGAAGTCGACTGGGCACGCGAACAGATTACTGCCGCTGCGGAGAAGTATCCGCTTCTCTCGGCGGTCAAGTGGGGCCCTGCGAAGGCCGTTGAGGCGTTCTACGAGCAGGTCCAGAAGCCGGGCGTACAGCCTGACTTCGAAGACGTGCTGAGCAGCCTGGAACAGGCCATTGCCGCCGATGCGGACCCCATTTTTGCGAGCGACGCGTACCTAAAGCGACTGCTCGCAGACCAGAAGCAAAAGGAACGGGTCCTGAGCCTACTCGGGATCAAGCAATCTCAGCCAGCCCAGCAAGCATCCACAGGGGCAAAGACGGCGACCGCGAATAGTCCGGCCGCCATCCCACAGGTCAAGGCAGCGGAGCCGGGCACACGAAAGACGCCCTCGAAGAGCATTTCACCCGCTCAACGCCGCGCAGCCGCGATCGCAGCGCTTCAGGCCATGCGAAACAACGCCTGAGCGTTTTTGCCCAAAAACAAGGATGAATCATGGGAACTCTGAGCATTACTGATCTCGCCGCTCCGCTAAAGGAGCTCTACCCCGACGGCATGGATGAGTCCCTCATCATGAAGGACCACAAGTTCCTGCCGATGCTGCAGCGTCGCCGCGATTTCGGCGGCCGCTATCTGCACATCCCCGTCCGCTACCTGAAGCCCAACAGCCGTTCGCACGTCTTCTCCACCGCGCGCACCAACGCGGCCGAGTCGGCCTACGTCGGCTTCGACGTGACCCGCGTCAACGACTACGGCGTTGCCACCATCGATGGCGAGGCCGTGGACGCCGGCAAGATGGGCGATGCGACCATCTTCATCGACGCACTCGAGGCTGAGACCACGGGCGCTCTTTCCACGCTTGGCGACAACCTCGCGAAGGAGGCCTACCGCAACGTGTCCGGCTCGCGCGGCCAGGTCGGTTCGGGCACCAGCTCTCCCATCACGCTGTCGAACGTGGAAGACATCTATTTCTTCGAAGTCGGCATGGTCATCGCGGCTAACGACTCCGACGATGCAACGTCTCCCCGCTCCGGCACGGGCACCATCACGGCGATCGATGAGGACGCCGGGACCATCACGTACACCGGCACGATCACGTCGCTTGCCGTTGGTGACTATCTGTTCCAGACGGCCGACGACATGAACACGGCGGCGGCTGGACTTGCCGCGTGGTGCCCTTCGAGCGCGCCGACCTCCACCACGTTTTTCGGCGTGAACCGCTCCTCACAGCCCACGCGTCTTGGCGGTATCCGCTTCGACGGCAGCACGTTTGCCGCCGAAGAGGTATTCATCAAGGCTCGTAGCCGCTGCATGCGCGCTGGTTTCCAGCCCGATTACTGGTTTATGAACCCGTCTGACATGGCGAACTTCGCCACGGCGCTGAGCGGCCAGAAGCAAATCGTCAACTCGAACGAGTATGACATGGGCTTCGACGTCGTGACTGCGTACGGCGTGAAGATCGTCGAAGATGCTGACTGCCCCAAGGGCACCGCATGGGGCGTGTCCATGGACAACTTCGGTTGGGCCACCATGGGCGACGCGCCGCGCGTCATCAACGAGGACGGCCTCGAGCTGCTCCGTGCGTCCGATTCGGATTCGTACGAGCTGCGCGTGGTCTCTCGCCACAACTTCTGGTGCGATGCGCCTGGCCGTCTCATCCGCGTCACGCTGCCCACCTGAAGCCTGAGCTGGAATCCATAGGAGGAACGCATGGGCTATAAGAAACGTACCTTTACGGCGCGCGATGTCGCCGGACCGCACCGCGTATACCGCGGTTGGTTCGTGGGCATCAATGGCGCCACCCCCACTTCCAAGGTCACCCCCGGCATCACGCTCGCTCGCACTGGCGAGGGAACGTGGACGCTGGTGCCCGTCGAGAAGTGCGCCGGACTCGTCAATGCGACGGTCACCGTCGAAGAGAACGATGGCGCCTATCACGAGGTGCTGGTGACGTCGTCTGCCGTTTCCAGCGGCACGCTCACGGTTACCGTGCGCCATCGTCAATGTGCATATGCCGATATCGCGACCGGCCCCGCCGCCGAGGACGTGATTGACCGCATTCACTACACCATCACGGTCGCGGAAAGCGACGTGCCTGGGGCGGGCGTCTGATGGCTAAGGGCGGGCCCATGGTCGGTCTTCTGCTCGGCGCAAAGCCGAAAAAGGAAGAGTCCGAAGATATGGGAGGCGACGCCAAAACTACCGCTGCTGAGGCGGTTCTGGCAGCCATCAAAGACAACGACGTGAGCGCGCTCAGTGAGGCACTCAAGCTTCACTACGATGCGTGCTCAATGGGCGAATACGAGTCGGAAGAGGACTGAGGGGAGTCGTAGCGCATGGCCAGGACAGTCTCATTCAGCACGATGCGTGAAGCCATCCGCGTGCGCTACGATTTGCCCACTTTCTCGACCACGACGTGGCTTACCACGTCTGCCGTCAACGCCATGATCAATAGCTCCGTACAGGCTCTGTCAGCAATCCTGATGGAGTCGTACGGGGACAATTACTACACGACTTCGGCATCGCTCACCACGACGGCCAACACTGGCACCACGTCACTTCCGACGCGCTGCTACAAGGTTCTCCAGTTCTGGTGGGTGCGTGGCACGGACGATATCGTCAAGGTCGAGCGCGGCAACGCCGACGACCTTCGATACGCGAACTATGCGGCGCGGTCGTGGGACCAAATGCGCCCGCGCTACCGCCTGCAAGGCACGTCCACGGTGCAGTGGCTGCCCATCCCAAGCCAGGCGTATACCGTAGCGTGTGACTACGTGCAGCTGCCTGCAGAGCTGAGCGCCGATGGCGACACGTTCGAGGCTGGTCCGTCTTGGGAAGAATTCGTCGTCGCCGACGTGTGCCGCAAGATTGCCGCGCGCGAGGAAAAGGACATCTCCCAATGGATGGCCGAGCGTGGCGACGCTGAGGCTCGTATCCGGTCGCAGGCGCCTGAGCGCGATGAGGGCGAGGCGCTGGCGGTGCGCGACACGTGGAATCCGTACGGGCTGAGCGATTACGACCTTCGAAACCGGATCACGATTGAGGGCCGCTGATGGCGCGACGACCTAAGCCGCGCATTGACCCGCGCGACCCGGTTCTGACGCGGATTCGCGACTTCCTTATCTGGGTCGAGGATACGATTGACGCTCTTCAGGCCGCAATCGACGCGCTCGATACTGGAGTCTCTACCCACGCCTCTACTCACATCCGAGGCGGCACAGACCAAATCGACGCTGACTTGCTTGATATCGACTACTCTCCGACGAACTACACGCGGACCACGACCGCGCCGGCAACCAACGTCGAGCACCTGACGGCACATCTGGCGGGTCTAGACACTGCCGTGGGTTCGCACGCGTCACGGCACATCCGGAGCGGAGCGGACGAGATAGATGGCGACCTGTTGGACGTTGACTACGTCCCTGTCTACTACACACGTTCGACCACTTCGCCGAGCACGGGCACAAACAACGAGCATCTTGGCTCCCACCTCGCGGGACTCGACATCGCGGTGCGCGACGTCTCCGTGCCTGATTTTGGAAACTACTACAGCCCGGTTGGTGCGTGGGTTCTGGACGCAAACCGCACCACGGATGTCAGCGGAAACGGACGGACACTGACGCCGAATGGAACTCTGCGACTGGCAGCAAGTTACACGGCAGGGCTGTTGTGTACCTCGTTCAATAACGTGAACTTTTTGAGCTCCACGAGCGCGGGGCTCAACATCACTGGCGCATGGTCAGGCGAGGCTGTAGTGCGC